TTTACATACAAATAACAATGTAACAATTCATTCTAAAGGAGTTAATCAAATATTTTTTAATTCTGAAAATGGTAAAATATTTTTAGGAAAAGATAAAGGAGCAGGAAAAGCAGGAGCACCTGTACAAAAAATGGTATTAGGTGGTGAGTTGGTTAAAATAATGGGAGAATTGATTGATGCTATAAACAAACAAATATATGCAACAGCAGTAGGACCTACTGCTACCGGCCCTGCAAACGCGTTTGATTTCATTATGATAAAAAATAAATTGAATACATTATTATCTGCAAACAATTATTTAAGTAAATAATGTCTTGGACTCTTTACAAAATAAACATATTAAATAGTTTCATCGGCCAAAGGTTCGCCAATGATATGGATGGATTTGCTAACTTTATAGCAAATGAATATGATAGTTGTATAAGAAGAGGTGGAGATATGATATATGGTGTTCCTGTTTTAAATGGGAATGTTGTAGGAATGGCTAAAGTTATTAAAACAGCTTTAAAGAAAGGAGTAGATTCTGATGGTGAGAATTTTAATATTTTAGCAGAGATATATCCATCTGCATTTGATGCGTATTGGTTAGGAGCTGAAATGGCACCACTACCAAATCCACTATTAAGACCATTGGGATGGCAATCAACGCCACCCGCGCCTGGAGCAATTATGAATATTGGTCCAAATCCATTACAATTAGCAGCCTCTGCGGCAATACATAAAGCAATTAAAGAAGCAGTTCAAGCATTGGTTGATGAGTTAAAAAAAGCCACTGTTACAATAGAACCATTGGGTGAATTTGTAATTTACGATACAATTGATAAGATATTAAAAAATGAACCAGTTGAAACTGAATTAAAAAATCATCCATTAATTAAAGCAGGACAAGAAATAATAAGAGAATTTAATCAAGCTAAAAAGAAAAAGCCATCAATTGGTTCTCAATTCAAACCATCTATTAAATTTCCATTTCCAGAATTACCAAAGAAAAAAGAAATTATTGAAAAAGCTAAAAAGAAATTATTAGATGAAGCGGTTGAAGAAATTAAAAAAACATTGATTGCTGCAGCCGAAGAAATTATACTCCAACCTATCATTCAGCAAATAGAAATGGTAGTTGCTTTAGCAAATCAAATTCCAAAAAAGCCAACAAAAGAAGAATTAAAAAAATTGGTAAAAGATACTATTGATGGGTTAGTTCCTGAAATAGAATTGCCTGGAATTGATATACCAAAATTACCAACCAAAGAAGAATTTAAAAAAATGATTGAAGATATGATTCCAACAAAAGAAGAATTGTTGGCAATGGCATATGATTTAATTAAAGGGTTAATACCCAACATTCCTAACATATGGTTTATACCACCAATATTAGTATTTACCGAACCTACTAATATATTTTTAAACCCATTTGTAACTTTAGCAAAGTTTCATTTAATGGGAGTAAGTGGTACAATGTCAGTAATAGCACAATATCCTCCACCTGCTCCACCCGCTCCTGCAATATTAAATTGGAATGGGTATACAATAATAGGGTAAATTTAATCTTTTTATATTTATTAACAAACAGAACAATAATTTTATGAAATCAGACATTTTAATATCACTAATTAGAGAAGTGGTGAAGAATGAAGTCAAATTACAAGTTAAAGAAGAAGTTGCTAAACTTATCAAATCTGGTGCGGTTACATTGAACACACAAAGGAAACCATCTACTCCAACATTAAGAGAGATGACAGAAGTTACGGCACAACCACAAGTTAAAAAACAACAACCTGTACAACAAGTACAACAAAGAGCACCTCAAAGGGAATTTTCAAAAGACCCTATGATAAATGAGATTTTGAATATGACTCAACCATTCACATCTGCACAAAGAGTAGAAGGTGGACAGGGTGGTGGTAGTGTATTAGATATGATTCAACCACAACAAACAATGGAAGATGATTGGAAAACAATGGATTATAGAGAAACAAATGTTCCTCAAAATATTCCACAACAAATAGAATCAACGGGTGATGGTTTACAAGATGCTACAATAAAAGCATTAACAAGAGATTATTCAGAATTAGTAAAGAGATTTAAATAATGGCAATCGAGCTTGGTAAAGTTAATGTAACCGATTTAACGGAAAATGATTATAAAGTACTTGGAATTGGAATTAATAGAAGTTCTAATTCTAATGGTATTTTTGCAACAAATTACACAACTTTAACTCAAGCTAAAGATAATTTAAAAAATTTAATTTTAACTAAAAAGGGTGAACGATTAATGCAACCTGAATTTGGTTGTGATATTTGGTTAGTATTGTTTGAACAAATTAGTGAGGGAATAATAGAAGCTAAAATAGAAAGTTACATTGTAGATGCAGTTTCACAATGGTTACCATATTTGAATATAGATGAAATTATATTTGATTATGATAGTAATGATATAGATAATAATCGTATTAGTTTGGATATAAAGTTTTCTTTAAAGAATAACCCAAATCTAACAGAATCGGTACAAATAAATGTAAATAATTAAAAATGGCTATTAAACCTTTAGATAAGAGCTGGGGAGCGGATAATAAAAAAATGAATTATATCGGTAAAGATTTTGCAACATTAAAGCAAAATCTTATTGATTATACTAAAACTTATTTCCCCAATACATATTCAGATTTTAATGAAGCATCGCCTGGTATGGTGTTTGTAGAACAAGCAGCTGCTATTGGTGATATATTATCTTTTTATCAAGATACTCAATTAAAAGAATCGATGTTATCACATGCTACTGAGCGTAAAAACGTAGTAGCATTGGCACAATCTATGGGATATAAACCAAAGGTAACATCACCAGCTGTAACTACATTAACTGTTTATCAATTAGTTCCATCTATCGATAGTGGTAGCTCTAATAGGCCTGATGAAACTTTCTTTTTAAGAATACAAGAGGGTATGGAGATAGTATCATCAACCAATTCATCAGTAATATTTAGAACTGTTGATAATGTTGATTTTGCAAGTTCGGGAAGTAGAGAAGTGGATGTATTTAGTAGAGATACTAATACTGGACAACCTACGCAATATCTTATCACTAAAAAAGTAAAAGCTATTTCAGCTACTGAAAAAGATATTCAATTTGATTTTGCTGGATATGAAGAATACCCATCAAAAACTATTAATGATACGAATATTATACAAATAACATCATGCACATCGGATGGTGGTAATACTAAATGGTATGAAGTTCCATACCTAGCACAAGAAAGTGTATTCATTGAATCTGCTAATATTGAAGCTGATAGTGAGTTGAGTGATTCAGTTGGAACTACTCCATATATTTTAGAAGTACAAAAAGTACCATATAGATTTTCAACTAAAATAAATTCTGATAATACATTAGATTTACAATTTGGAAGTGGTGATACATCAATGGCTGATGAAATAATATTACCAAATACTAAAAATATTGGGTTAGGATTAGCAAATTCTATTAATAGATTAAATGATTCAATTGACCCATCTAATTTTTTAAAAACAAATACATTTGGTATAGCACCTACTAATAAAACTTTAACTGTAAAATATTTAACAGGCGGCGGAATTAGTTCAAATGTAAATTCCGGTGATTTAACTTCTATTACTAAAATTAATTTTGAAGAAGATTTACAATCATTTACAACTAATGCACAAAGAGCAGCTTACCAAACTTATAAAAGTTCAGTAGCGGTTGAAAATTTAGAACCTGCTGTGGGAGGAAGAGGAGTTGAATCGATTGAAGAAATCAGACAAAATGCAATTGCAATGTTTGGTTCTCAAAATAGAGCAGTAACTAAACAAGATTATGTTGTAAGAGCTTTATCAATGCCAGAAAGATATGGTAGTATTGCAAAAGTATATGTTTCACCTGATGGTGAAATTGATAACAATTCTCCTGCATCTATTCTTGCTAATCCTAAAAATATAGCAGAATTTGTTGGTATAGTAGAGGGATTAAAAGATAAGTCTAAACAAGATATTCAAAAAGAATTAGTTAAGTATCTTACTCAAAAGAAAACGGCAATAGCTGAAGTTAATAATCCATTTGCAATCAATATGTATGTATTAGGATATGATGGTGATAAAAAATTAACAAATTTAAATCAATCGGTTAAGCAAAATCTTAAAACTTATTTGGGAGAATATCGAATGATTACTGATGCAGTTAATTTAATAAATGGATATATCATTAATATTGGATTAGATTTTGAAGTTATATGTTATCAAAACTATAATAAAAACGAAGTACTTACTAATTGTTTAATTCAATTACAAGATTATTTTAATATAGATAATTGGACATTTAATAAACCAATAAACATTTCAGAAATAGAATTAATTCTTGCAAATGTAGAAGGTGTAATGAGTGTACCATCGGTTAAAATATATAATTTATGTGGAGGAGATGGAAATTATTCTCCAAATAGATATAATATAGATGAAGCAACTAAAGGTAAGATTGTCTATCCTTCTTTAGACCCATCTATATTTGAAGTTAAAT